CAGTTAAACCGTTTTCTTTTAAGAACGCTAGGAAGCGCGAGTTGTTATAAACACCCGACGCATAGCCCGGCACGCCGCCACCAGACATACGAACCACTGGCTCGCTACGCTGAGCAAAGTCGTACATGCCGCCCTGCGCCATGCCGTTTTGTCTGGGGACGTCGTCACCATCGCCATAGCCTGCAATACCGCCATCAGCCATATATTGCATGTTGGGCGCGGGGATACGAGCAATACCTTGGTCTTCTGGTAAACCACCAGAAGCCATACCAGTCATCACAGGGCCGCCATAACCAGTTTGCAAAGTACCACCCGAGCCAGTCATAACAGGTGCGGGAGCCATACCAGCAATAGACTGGTCTGCCACTGTTGGTTGCGGGCCTGCATTTTGACCTTGCGCAGCTAAACGCAACGCTTTGCGTCGATTTGATTCTGCGGTGGCAAGAGACAGAATGTACGGGTCATTTTTGTGCATTCGCGCATAGTTTTGCAACGCAGAGTCAGGTTGCAGTTTTGCCAATGTCTGCGTAATAAAATCAACGTTTGGAACGCCGCCGCCAGTGGGTAGTTGTGTAAAAGCCATGTTCTTCAACCCATGTTATGAATAGCTAATTCTGCCAGACCAGCAGGGCGGCGTTCTAAGTCGCCGGTAGCACCCCCCTTGGCACCAAACAACTTAGCGCCGGTCAATGCAGCACCACCTAAACCAACCGCTTGAGACACCATTGACGGAGGTTGCTGATACATAGTCTGGGATTGTTGGGTCAAAGGTAAACCACGAATCATGTCAGACATAAAGCCCAGTTGCTTGTACGGGTAGTTCTGGTAGTTCAGAAAGTCTTGGTACTCCGTGTTCAGAGCATTCTGCATTTGCTGTTGTTGCTGAGCACCAAAACGGTTCTGAACGTCTAAAAGGCCAAGGTTCTGGCCGTACTGTGTTTGACCAATGTCAGCCAAAGACTTAGCGCCTGTCATAGCTGTCTGCAAACCTTGAAGTCCTAGCCCGGCACCGAACTGTTGCTGTTGAGCGTTGAGTTGCTGGCCAGCCAAGTTCTGGGCTTGGGATTGGTTGAACTGCCCCATGGCCTGTGTGTAGGCGTCTTGCAATCCCTTGGCTTGGATGTCGCCCTTTTGACGCATTAAAGAAGCGTTGAGTTGGTTATTTGCAAGAAGATTGCCGCTACCACCAAAAGCACCGGAACGAGCAGCTTGAGCATTTTGCATTTGGCGGGCAATTTCCCCCTGCCGCTGTGCGTCTGATTGCTGTCTTGCAACAACCGTGTCCATGTACGGAGACATGTACTGGCCAACTGAGCCCGTGCCGGGCTGAAATTTACCTTGTGCGTCGTATCCGGGCAGTGTGTTTGTTCCCGTAAATTGCTGTGTCTGGTATGGGTTGAACGTGTACTGCGTATTGAGTGCGCCAAGACCTGCCAAACCTGCCATAGCAGTAGCATCGCCCAACTGAGGGGCAGTCTGCATGAGCCCTGCATTTTCAAACGACTGTTGCTGCAAAGGCGTGAACTGTGCCTGACGATCCCGCATGTATTGCATGTAAGGGGTTTCGTCGACATCCGTTAGCAGTTCCGCTTTGCCTAGCAAGGTTTCTGCAAAAGGGGCAATGACAGGCGCAAAACCTGTTTGGTACTCTTGTATTGACGTTGGTGTTGTAGCCATGATCTATTCCTTACGCGGGAAGATATTTGTCAGCGCGGGAATTAGCCGCTACTTTATTTTTGCCTGTGGTTTTACCCCGTGCGCGTTGCACACGATCCATCATGGCGTAGAGCTTCTTAGCGCCTGCATCTGTAGAGCCGTTACCCAACTCAGACACGATACGTGCAGGGATTACAAACTCACCATCGGCAAGTCGTGCGGGTTGACGGTTGCGCCCAATCGTTGCAGGGATGCTGTCAGACACACCATCACCGGGGCCTCTGAGCAAACGACCACCATCAGAGTAAGAGCCCAAAGAGCCAAGACCGCCACCCATGGCGTAGCCGCGGGGCATCAAACCGCCGTTTTTAGCAGTGTCATTGCCGGGGTCGCTATTAGCAGGAGATGTGGAGTCAGGGCCGGGAGCAGTGGTATTTCCATCTCCCCCACCACCTGCGCCAGCGGCGGCGGCCAAAGCTGCGGCAGTTGTGTAGCCTTCATAGTCGCCAGCAAACTTGCGGCCTTCGGCTTTGCCGTACCTTAAATAGTGCTCGTAGCCAGACGTAAAGTTAGATTTGCCTGACTTTAGCTCAGCCGCAACATCAGGATTGGCCGCAAGATACTCGGCTTCGTTAAAGTAAGTCTGCGGCTGGCCGGGGACTCCAACAACTGACTTCGTGGTGGTTGTTGTTTTAGCCCTTGGAACCGCTTTCTTACCCAACACAGCCTCGTCATACCGCTGCGCTACGGGCCTATTTGTTGTTTCTGCTTTACGCTGAGTTAAATTCTTACCCTTGCCCATCAGGAAGTTATATGCGTCTAACGAGTCGTCCGTTAGTTTGTTATACATAGCGTTGTGTTCAGCCGCAGTCTTGGGCACTGAAGCGGTATACCCTAAGCTGCCACCACCCTTTGTATACGCGTCTTTAACTTCTCCAATGCCGGAGAAACCTCCGGGTGGGCGGTAGGGAATATTTGGGTGCACTGTGACTGTGCCGTCAGGGTTGGTCGTAATGTCGCCGGGGTTGGTTGCGTTGCCGTAGTTGCCGCCGGGGATTACGCCTGCACCGCCTGTACCGCCTGTACCTGTAAACGTGTTAACGGTTTTTATGATTGGGTTTGCTTTAAGTTTTTCCAACTCATAACGAGCACGGACTTCGGCAATAGAAAGTCCTGTGGCCTGCGCCATTTCGTTAACGTCGTACTGTGGGTTATCCCATGTACCCTTACCAACCATCAATTTAGCCCAGTCCGTATCTGTTACAACACCTTTTTTGGCATCCGACAACGCATACATTCCCTTGTTTAAGTTGTAAAGCTCTTGAATCATGTCCTTTGTGTAACCAGCATACTTGGGGTCGTTTGCCAAAGCTGCTTTGTAATACTCATCAGGGCTAATGCTTTTGTCAACAAATTGGTTATAAATACCAAACGTGCCAGACCCGCGACCAGTTTCTGTAGAACCGACAAACGGACTAGTTAAACTAGCAATATAGCGGTTGACTGCTGCAGGGTCAGCGTTTGTGTCTTTGATTGCTTTGCCAAGGTCTATATCTTTGTTAACGGGATTTGATAAGAAACTGCCCATTTGTTCTGGGGTGTACTGTGTGTATGTAGGCGCTGCTGGGGGCGTAAATAAGTTAATGCCTAAACCAGCTAAGCCAGAAGTATCAAAACCTTTGTATGTATCAGCTACATCAGCGGCAGTAATTTTGTTTGCTTGGGCAAGTTCATTTACTTTGGCGTAATCGCCTGCGGCATAAGCTTTGTCAATGTCTGCTTTAACAAGATCACCGATAGCAAAATGTTTAACATTACCACCACCAGCCAAAGCCACAATACCGCCACCAGCCATAGGCGTAGGTTGACGCTGATCTAACGTAGCCATCTGTCCTGTTTGTGGGTTTGTGTATGCATCAGAGAAGTTGCGGCTACCAAACTCGCTGGCTTTAATCGGTGTCAAAGACTTATATGTTTGTGTGTAGGGGTCGTATAGCTTCTGACGGATGTATGCTGGGCCGGTATTCTCCGGCATCTTGGTTGTAGTTGGCACCATAGCGCCTGCCATGATTGGGGCTGCCGCCATACCAATATTAGTAAGGTTGTTTTTAGCGAAAGTCCCCATGGCTGCGGGGCTTGCCGTAGCTGAATTAAATCCAGCAGTCAACGTTTCCATAGGTGTTACTGAAGCCAGCTTTGCGCCAACAGCCTGTTGTATGGCTTCATCGCCTACTAATCCTGCGCCAGCGGCTGACGATAATGCCCCCGTTCCCGCATTCATCAAGCTCTCGCCGATACCCGCCCCACCATACGCACCCAATCCGGCCATGAGACCGCGAGACAGACTACCGGTAGCTAAAGCTGTAATACCGCCCGTAGCCAATCCAGCCATACCCGCAGTCAAACCGGGGCCCCCAAGAGCTACACCAGCAGGGCCTAAGAAAGCGCCAAGAGCGATAGGGGCAATAGTCTTAAACAAGTCCGACAGCATGCCAGCTTCAGGTAAACCTGTCTCTGGGTTAATGGTCAACGAACGGCCATTTGCTTCGGCAAACTTCTGTAGATTCCGGACTTCGTCCGGCGTCATGTGGATCAGTAAAGAATCATCGCCACGGCCTTTGCTGGCAACCTTGTCGGCAAACTTATGCAGGCTCATTTTTGCCTCTCAAAATGGGGGTTGTTTGATAATATCATGCTTTAATTCTTAAGGGGTAACTTGTTGCAGTTCCGCCCGAAATGTCGTAGTACACATCACCCGATCTAAGGGTGTCAAAGTCAGCACTTGTTGGCAACGTAGTGGGGTTTAAATTTAACGTTGCGCCGCCCATGTCGCCGGGATTGGATAGCTGATTAAAGTACAGGCGCAAAACATTACTTAGCTGGCTGAAGTAACGAGCATCGTACTCCCTTGGAGCCAGTGGCAAGCTTGGTGGGGTTGCGTTTAGTTCAGCCATTAGCGTCTACCGTCCGGTCTGATGTCAATACGGGGAGCACCCAGTTGCCAGCATGTGTTAATCTGGTTGGAGGCAATCTTAAAGATCATCTGGCGACCGCGCATGCGTGTGTATATCTGCCCTGTAAACTGTTCTGTAATAACGTATGTGTTACTCTTAGTCACAGGTTGTGAAGCTGTACTTGTAACCCCAGAGCCTGAATTAACCAGCCCTTGCAGAGTCATTGACACTGTTGGTAGGGCGCCCGCAGGAGTATTTTCAGCGTTTTCAAAAGTCAGGTCAGGAATGACGCGCCACACAAAACCAAAGTTATGGCCGTCACCAATATCAAACTCAGACGAGCTAATGTAAGCATCAATCGCAACAGGGGTGCCGGTTGTATCATCGTTTAGCCCCGTCTCGTGGTTAATCAAGTTGCCCGTAGATGTAGCCGAAAAGTAGTTTGCCGCAATAGGATAAGATTGCAATCCAGAATCTAACCAAGCAGTGCGGTTCATTGTGCCGTAGTACCAAATTCTTTCAACGTAGTTGTAGATAACATACTTGTCGATGGCTGTTGAATTAGCCGAGCAGTAGAACCACCAGACTTCGTTAAAGCCTTCGTTAGTCCCAGCAAACACTTGCAGTGCCTGTTCTTGGCTAAGATCACCAAATATGAAACGGCGCAGGTCGCAGTTAAGCGTTTGCACACGACCATCATAGGAGTAGAACTTATCTACGCCCATCCAATACACAACACCCGAAGCAATCACAGCCGCGTTAGGACTCATGATGGACACGTTATCGCCAAGCAACTGCGGTGCCCAAACAAAAGGAGGGCCGAGGTACTGCAAGGAATATACAGCCGAGTCGGTAAACATCACAATTTCTTGACGAGTCTGCACAGTTGCAACAATCTGTGAGCCGTGGGAGATACGTATAAACCCTGCTTGGTTTGTAGGGTCAGGCGTCCAGTTGTAAATATCGTCTTGTGATGACCAGCGAATTAGCATGGGGTCAAGCGTGGCTGAGCCGTAGTCGTTACAACCAAACGCAATTACAAAACGTGATGTATCAGACACCGTCATGTTGTTCTGCACAGTCGGCACGTCAACAATATTAGACACCGTACCCGAGCCCGTGGAAGTTGTGTTTACTGCCGCCCCCGCTCCAGTCAAAAGTTTAAATGTCAGGCCGTTGACTTCAAAAACGTAGTACGTAGTACCTGCGGTGACACCTGTTGGCAACGAGCCGCCAGAGAATTGGAGCGCTGCGCCTTCGGTATACAGGATGGTAGAAGTCACCACAGTCGGCGAAGCGTTAGTAAACGTTACTGTGCCACCCAAAGAACTAAGTAAGACACCGCGAGTTGTTAAACCGCCGGTTGCGTCCCAGTAGTAAATGCTGCCACCACGCGGGCCAAAAACCAAATCTTCGCCGTAGTTTACTTGGTTCCACAAACGCAAGGCTGTTGTAGTTGTACCACCGTTACCCCATGTAGTACTCGCCTGCCCCCAAGAGCCCGCGCCCCAGCCAAGAAGTGGTACAGGAGTGGCAGGGCCAGCACTGACTTGATACGCGGCCACAACAGCCGAGCCACCATAGGAGCCCGCAGCCAACGCAGTCGGCACAGTGATTGTGAACGAACTAGCCCCTACAGTAACGATCTGGTATTCAGCATTGAAGGTAGAAGCGTATGTGCCTGTAGCGCCAGAAAATGTAACGTATGTGCCCGCAGTTAACCCCGTAGTGGTTGCCGTTACTGTAACTGTGGTTGTGCCATCCGCAGCAAATGGGTTTGTTCCAAGCGTTACAGTTGAAGCGATCGGGGTGATATCGTAGTAGAAGCCACTCTGCTGGATGTAGAACTTTACGTTTGTACCTACGCCAATATAGTTAGCGCCTGCAAGTGAAACCCAATTCCACAAAGAACGGCACACGCCGCTGTATGTAAAGCCTGAGATTGGTTGCCAGCCGCCAATAACTTCGGGATTACCCTGACGAAAGCGCACCTTGTCGGCCTCATACCAACCACCTTCAGTGGTGTATCGCGTGTTCTCTTTATTCACGCCCGGCTTGAACAGGATTTTTTGTAATGGCATTTTTAGTCCAGCAGTGCGCACTCAGAGGTACGCCGTTTAAGCAAGCCCGGCAACACCTTGCCGCCGCCTTTAGTCCAGAGCATCAGCTGTTCCTTGGCTCCTTCCCAATCATTGGCGTTGATTTTCCTCTTTAACGTGGATGTTTGCAAGCGCCCAACGCCTAAATTATAGGCAAAGTCCACGATGGCGTTGCACTTACGTACGTCTGTAATCAAGCCGGGGCAGTTACGCAGAACACCGGGCAGGTACGTATGCTCCAGTTCAACCATCAAAAGCGCCCTAGCCGTGGGTTCATCCATCGGTGGGTCTTCCAAAGTTACCTTGCGCTTGTCTGCATAGTAGGTAGAACCATAGCCAATCGTTGCCACGTTAGCCGGACAAAGGTAGGGCTTAGCCCGATACCCTTCATACCGGCGGCACAGTTCAGCAGCAAGCTCCAAGTTCATAGGCCACGTTGCTTTAGAGTTCTGTCAAGGAACCAATAGTTAATTGTCCCAGACAACAGGGCGGAGAAGTCAGGTGTCATCATTGTTTTAAACACTTCTACGGCTGGCGCACCTGCAAGCCATGCGTTCCATGCAAACCATACGTGGATAAACGACCACACAAACAGCACCCAGTATGTGACCACGGGGCGCACGGAAGCTGACAGACTAGCAACCCAACCGCCTGCGGCTTTAACCATCTCAGCTTGCTGAACGATGGCGTTGTTGAACGCATCCATAACACCTACGTCAATAGCGGCTTCCCGCTGTGCGCCAATCTCAGCCAACTTCTGCTGACCGCGAAGCGTTTCTAACTCACACTGGCGGGCAAACATATTGAGTTCGTGCTGGCGCTCATTCTTCTTATCAAAGAACTTTAAGACTTCAGGTGCAAGGCGGAACAGCCCGCCAAACACAGACCCCAGAATACCGCCACTTAGAATATCAAACATTGGATTCCTTTATCGTAAACATTAGGTTTTTATGTGCAGGGTAATTGACAATTACTTCACCCTCTGGGCACTTGTATTTAATGTGAGCCATTAA